CAGATCCCATGAACGGATCGAGCACCACGTCACCGGGCCGGCTGCCTGCCAAGATGCAGGGCTCAATCAGCGCGGGCGGGAACGTGGCGAAGTGGGCGCCGCCGTAGGGCGCGGTGTTCACGCTCCACACGCTGCGCCGGTTGCGCATGCCGCCACCTGTCCCGCCTTCCTGCTGCCGGTACTCGGGCATGCCGTGAACCTTGGCGTCAGGGTTCGCCTTGCGCGGTGTCAGCCGGTTTTGCGGCTTCATCGTCTCGGGCTCCTGAATCGCCACATGGTCAAAGAAGTACCGCTCACTCTTGCTCAGCAGAAACAGGTACTCGTGCGCCTTGGTGCAGCGGTCGGTCACGCTCTCGGGCATGGGGTTCGGCTTGTGCCAGATGATGTCCTGGCGCAAGTACCAGCCAGCGGCCTGCAACGCGAAGGCCACGCGCCACGGCATGCCCATCAAGTCCTTTGGCTTCATGCCCGCGGCGTCAAGCCAACCCGGCTTGTTGCGCACGTTCGTGATGTGCTCGCCATGCGGCGTCTGCTTGTCGCTCTTGCTGTAGTTACCGCCACCGCCGCCAGCGTAGCTGTCGCCCAGGTTCAGCCACAGCACGCCATCGTCGGCCAGCAGCTCGCGCACGCCCTCGAACACTTCCACCAGCGCGGCCACAAACTCGGCTGGTGTCTTCTCCAGGCCAATCTGCCCGGGGTGGCCGTAGTCGCGCAACCCGTAGTAAGGCGGGCTGGTCACGCAGCACTGCACCCGCACGCCCTGCGCCTTCAGGTCGCGCATCGTGTCGCGGCAGTCACCAAAAATCACTCTGTTCATAGGTTCTCGCGTTTTTCCACCAGCCATCTAACTGTCGGTTCAAGCGGACGCCGTGCCGGCGCCGCTTAACCTAGCGTTAGCGGTCATTCGCCAGTCGCGTTCTCAAGTTTCTCGATCAGCGCGTCGAGCGCCGGATCGTCTTCGTCCTTGCTGTCGCGCTCGTTGTAGAGGTGCTCCAGCGCATCCTGCATGGCTTCGTAGCTACGCTGCACGTATTGGTAGACGTGCGGCCAGTACAGATGCACGATAGCCAGGAATTCCGCGTTTGCCTTGGAGTAATCGTCCATGCCTAGCTCGTCGCCTTCTGGCGATCCTGTCGGCGCGGCATACCATGTCGGAGAGAGGATTATTCCTTCTCCGTTTTCCCAATCCGGTATTTCAATGCGCGTGTTGTCGGTGCATTCTTCGGAATCCGTCTCGCAAGCCTCGCAGCCGTCAATTCCGCAGTTGCACTCCACGTCTGTGCGGTAGGCGTTAAGCTCGACAGGGCTGGTTTTCTTCCAGGCTTCGGTGATTTCTTCAACCATCGCGTCGCCATACATCGCGGTCAAAAAACTCCGCGCCGAAAACAGGTGATATTTGGTTTCGCCTTTCAGCGCCTTTTCAGGATTCCAGCGTCTTGCCAGTCTTTTCAGCATCATTTCGTTCTCCTATTCAAAAAACCGCTAACCCGTCAATCCACCGGACGCGCCGCAAGCGGCGCTCCGGTGACTTCGGCGTTATGCACCATTGCCAGCTTTTTCGCTTTATCGAACGCTGCTTGAAATTCAGCGTGACCGCCTGCGACACGCATCGCCTCAATCGCAGCTAGCAAATCTGGTGCAGCGGCAATCAGCTTTGCATTTGCTGCTACATCCCCACTCCCACAGTCGCGAACTTCGGCCAAATATCCGGGCTTGGCCCCCGAGATCATCCACTCACCTGTGGTCGGGCTAGGGTTTTGTCGCTCAACTCTCCACGGCCCCGGGGTGTGTTGCATAACCCGGCATTCAACCAGACCTTGCGCAATAGGCACTGTGCTCATGATTTATCTCCTTCTGGCGCAAGGCCGGTTAATTTTGCGTTAGAACGCAGCATCTGCGCCGCTCCGGATGCCGTTCGCGTCAATCACCATGCTTGGTGCCCATCCGGGGCCGTTGATGAACTTCAACCACGTTTCAACGCTGCTGCCTTTGTCGGCTCCCCATCGCGTGCCGGCCATGTGCTGCGCCAATTCTTCTGGCGTGGCGAACACCGGGGAAATCGGGCTTCCTTCACTGACGGTTTCCCAAATCTGGTAGCCGGCGCCGGTAGGCGGCTGGCTTCGCGTCCAGTCTTCTGCCGCCTGCTCGGCTTCCGGAGATTCCCAGATCGTCCCGTTACCGTTGCATTCCAGGCACGTCCCCCACTCTTCAGGCAACCCCGCCGCTGCAATTATCTTCTTCGTCGCAGTCCATTTGTCGCAGGCGTCGTGCCCCATGAATGACGGTGCGCGGCCAGCAAGGCCCGCAGTCAGTTCTGCCATGTCCGCGCCGCACGTCTTTCCTTGCGTGCTGTAAAGCGGGGCCTCGCACAAATACGGGTGGCACGCACCGCGCAGAGCGTCGGTTCCAGACAGCATCAACAGCGACACAAGGTCGCCAAGGCGCCGGCTTGCCGTTGTGGCTCCGTTGCCACAGCAAGCGGGGCAGTTGTGGCTCTTCGCGTAGTGCGGGTTCAGGAAACCGCTCCACGGCTTGTTCATCGGCCACTGGAAGTCCAACGGCACTCGCTTCAGTTCTCGTCCCATTTCTCTCTCCGATCCGTTCTAACTGTTCATTCCACCGGACGGCCTTCGGCCGCTCGGTGAATTCCGGCGTTAGAAGGTATGTACTCAACATTCCATGTTGGATGCAATTTTATTCTCCCTCGATAGCCGTCGACCCGATCATCAACGAGCACTCTTAAGTGACCGCTTTGGGTAGCCGACTTTATAGTGCAGTAGAACTTCGCTCCAGCGCAGTCTGTGTAAATCAACCGGCCTCCGCGCTTCGCCGGAACTCCGTATGCGTCGCGTATGTGCTGCATACTCATTTCGGCGCTTTCTCAGGGATGAGCTCGCGGGCGTAGCGGTCGAACACGAATCCACGCCACGGCTCCAGTGCGATAAACACGCCGCAATCCTGTATCTCGGCTAGCCCAGTGTCATCAGGATGAGGATCGAAAACAGGAACGCCATCGACACCAACGACGGCGTGAAGACAATCATTCCGGCGGGTCGTGGTCCCGCCAATCTCATGGTGACATCCGGATATCCCGAAGTCTCCGCAAGCCGTCTCGAAGTCCCTGAGTTGGATGTACGCGAGGCCGTGCTTGCGCAACCAGCGGTTTACGTCGTGTCTCCACGACGGTCCGGTGAAGATCGGAACCATTTCGATTCGCAAATGCAGCAGGGAGGCGAGAACAGCAGAGAAGCAATTCCCGTCCACCCCAGCCTCTGGATTGTGCAGAACCGTCTGTTTTGTCTTGATCACTTCGCATCCTCTGGATACTCGTCATGCAGCATGCCGTCGAGCAGGCGGCCGGCGGCTTCGAGAAGCGCCTTATAAGCTGCGTCTGCTTTCCCTTGGCGCCATTCTGCTGTCATCCACAGCAATCCGCAGGCGTCTATCTCTCGCTGCACAGTGCGCTGGGACACGTCGAGCATAGCGGCGAGCGATTCGATGGTCAGGAGTTTAGTGTGCATAACGCTATGCCGGATATTCAAGGTTTCGGAATTCAGGATTCTTCCGGCGGCCGATAAAGCGGACAGATCCTCCCCGTGCTGGCTGGCTCGTGGTCGGCGAGCTGTGGGCACATCGAGTGCACGCAGTCTCCGTCGAGGTCAGCCTGGCACCTCGTCAGCGGCGCTCGACTCGCCAACTCCCTGACAGCATCAACCACAGCCGCAAGCTCAAACCGCCGGCTGGAAATGCCAATGTCGCCTCGGGCCATCAGAATGCTGACGATGTTTCGCATAGCAACTTCCCAGCGGTCTTTGCGCGCAAGTTTTCCGTCACCGTCGAACTCGTAATCGCAAGGGTCGGAATAGCGAAACTCGGGTTGGCGGAGGTCAGCCTCAGTAACTGGCCTGTTCATAGCTTCTCCACATTTTTTTTCGCTGTTCGTGGGGCGTTGGCGTAGTAGCCTGCCCATGACAACACAAAACCAAAAATTGGACCGCGAGGCCAGTTGTGTGGGTAGGCCATAAAGATTCGGTAGCAGAGCCAGCCGAAGCACATTCTCATTTCTATGGCTCCGGCCAATAGCACCCGGGCGGCGCGTCTACTTCGTGACCAGCGGCAAAAGCAGCCTCGATACACTCGCGCAGCCCTTGGCTTCCTGAGCCGCCAACCGCTTCGAGAAGCGCTTGATAAGCGGCGTCTACTTTCCCTTGGCGCCATTCTGCGGTCATCCACAGCAATCCGCAGGCGAGCTTTGCCGCCGTTTCGATCTTGCGCAGGCGCGCCAGCTCGGCGGCTTCCTCATCGAGCGCAGCCTCGTCGCCGGCGCTGCTGGCTAGACCTCTGGCGGTTTCCAGTTCGCGCTCAATGGCTCCCATCAGCTGCTTGCCATACCCGCAGATTTCTGAACATTTCGTATTGCAGATGCCCACTTGCAAGCATCGATGCCGTCTGCGCTTTGGCACCAGAAACCGTGACGCCGATCGTGTCAGCGATCTGCCTTGTAGTGGCGCGGCCTCCAAGATACGCGATCGCGTCGAGGTAGGCCTTGCGGGCTTTTCCGGCCCGCATCCGGCAGGCATTGTGCGAGCCCGCGCGCATCCTGGCTTTCGACTCCTGGCAAATGGCGTTGCGCTCGCTCTGCTCGGCGCGCAGTAGTGCGGCGCGGGCGGCTATCTGCTCGATCTGCACGCGCAGTGAATTCGGAGCGTTCTGAGTTCCTCCAGAGAAGACTTCGCTCATCACGCGTCCTCGAACACGATTCGCGGCACGGCGCGGCCTATCGGCGTGCAGCGGTACAGGACGACCTCGCCATGCGTGGCAACGGCATCGTCGACGGCGAGTTGCTTGGCGGCGTCTAGAGTCATGTCGCGCAGTGGCCAGGCGGAAAGGTGGGCTTGTCCGCTGCGGCAGATAGCGTATTGCTCGGGCGGCTGTGCTGGCTCGGTGACGTCGATGTGGTGTATACCGATTATGTGCGCCTTCTCGATTGCCTCTTGAACGCCAGAAAACGCCTTCTCTATGTCGGCGGTCACAAAATCCTCAAGCTCTTTGGTTATCGCCGCGATCGGCTCGGCGCCAGCTTCCGGCGACGGCTGCGCGGTTTCACCGCCAGTCGTTGCCGACAATGTCGCTCTGGCGTTTTGCAATTGGCCGTCGTTCCACAGCCTGCCGAGCGCGGTGATCTGATAGCCAAGCGATCCGGTGACGCAGTCCTTGCCTTTGATGACCAGACGGTCGGCTACCGCTGCATTGGCGTTGTCGCGCACCTGTTGGGCAGTTAGTCCGGTCTGTTGAGCCAGCTCTACTGTCGTTAACATGCCGTTGGTGATGATCGCGCGCAGAATCTTGGCGCGCGCTCCGTTTTGGTTGGTTTGTGCCATCGCTGTCTTTCGAGAGGTTATCCGCCACGCATGGTATGCGTGATGACCCGGACGCCGGGCTGGTGGTGAATGGTCTGCTTGCCGAAGAACGTCCGCTGCTCGGTGTCCTGTTCCGGCTCGCTATCGCCTGGGCTGGTTTTTGTGCCTTTCTCGCGCCGGAGACCCATGTGGCTCGCTTTGTCGCGCAGTTGCTGCATCGATACGCCAAAGCGCTCGGCGAGTTCGGGAAGATTCCCCGTCGCGTAGCTCTCCATCATTTCGTCGAGCTCCGCTTCAGACCACACCTTGTATGGCCTCCGCGAGGATTGGCTGGTCATGCGCCTGCTCCGGCTATCCGGCGCGCTGGTGAGTCCGCAAGAAGCCTGAACTGATACATGACGTCGTCGAGCGCTTCGTGCAGCTCGGCAACGGACTCGGCGACGACGTCGGCGTCGGCGACCAGGAGCAGTTGTTCCTGGAAACTGGCGCATCCGGCCCTGGCGCTCCTCGGCGCGCCTGGCCGAACGATGCGCAAGAGCTTTCCGTCGAACTGCTGCAGCATCTTGGCCTCGTGGACGAAGCGAACGTCGGTGAAGACGAAACGGCGCTTGCTGTCGAGAAGCGCGTTCATGGTGTGCACCGCACTATCACACCAGACCTGCCGGTAAAGCTCTGTTTGCCCCCACGTGGTGCCGAGAGACTCGAGAAGTTGCACCGGGGTTTTGCCGAGCCAGTGAATCACCCGCTCTTTGCGCTCCGGGGTGAAGTCGTCGTCGGTCAGCCCGAGCATCGCCTTGAGCCCGGCGCGCAAGGGATCCGCAAACGCGATCGGGTGGAACCCGTGCACGTCCGACAGGTAGCGCGCCGCGGTGTCTTTGCCGTTGAAGGGTTGCCCTGTCAATCCGATGATCTGCATGCTGTTCTCCTCAAAACCAGTCAATGGGGCGGGTCGGCGTCGGAATGCTCAGGCTGTCGCGGCGATCGTGTAGCGCCTGCGCTGCCCGGTCGGCTGCCTTGCGTTTTTCGTCGAGGCTGTGCAGCTCGCCCATCCAATAGCTGCAGTCCTCGAGGGCGAGGCGCACCTGGGCGGCCGCGTGGTCTCGGGCGGCTTGCAAGTCGTACTGGTGGATGCGCGACGCGGGAATGCGCAGGCCAAGGCCAAGGCGCAGGGCAGCACGGCAAGCGCGCTGAATGGCCTGGCCGATGGTCTGCCGCAGTGGCTGGCGTGGCTGGCGCTCCGGCTCGGTGTGGGTGGCAAGGTCGCAGGTTTTCATGCTTCTGAATCTCCCAAGATTGGCCGCGTCGCGCGAAAGCCGACGCTGACATATTCGCCGTGCAGCAAGGCGGCGTAGAGTGAAAACGCGCCTGCGTCTTTTCCGCTTCGGCATCCTCCGCCGCGAATCAGCCCGCGGTCGTCCCAGACCATGCGGTGTGCGCCGGCGCGGGGAAATATTCCCATCCCGGAGCTACGCGGATCGCACGGGGCCGTCATCACGCTCGGCGAGTCCGCGTCGACGATGCTGGCAACGCCGTCCGGGCCGCCCTGCAGATCGTCGTAGACCCACGACCAGGCGTTGCCGCCGAAGTCGCAGATGCGCTCGCCGTTCGACAGCACCTTCCAGCGGGTTTCGGCCTGATCGTCCGGCTGATACATGCCGGACACGGGAGCCAGAACGCTGCGCTTCCGCAGGCCCTGAAACAGCTTGCCCTCGCCGAATGCGCCGCCAGTCCAGTTGGCGTTTTGGCCGGCGACGTCGTGAGCGATCGCCAGCCACTGCTGCTCAGTGATCAGCGACCAGCCAGCGGCCCGGCAAGCGGCCATGGCCTTGAGGTACGAAATGCGCACCCACGGCGTTTGGGCTGCCGCTGATGCCGCGCGGGGAACGCGAGAGTCGGGCGCCTGGCTGCAGAGAAACTGCGAGGCTTCGAACGGCGGAACGACGATGCCGCAGGGCAGATGCGTTTCGGGAACGAGGATGAATGCGTTTTCCATGGCCGGGAAGCGCTCAAGCCGCGAACGGGTTGCCGAAGAACAGCGGCGCGCGCGTGCCTTCGGAAACCGTCGTCACGATCTTGGCCGCCGCCGCTTCGAGCACCTTGTCGGCGCGGATGAGTTCGTACCAAAACGTGACTTTGCCTTCCTTGGCTCGGTAGCGAAGACGCGCGTCGACGCGATACGCTTCGGCTCCCCAAAAGACCGGGATGCCGATGGAGAAACGGTCGAACATCCGCATTTTCTCGAGCGTGCCAGCGTCGTCTGTCGACGTAAACGCCATGTCCACACCGCCAGACTGCAGGCGCAATGCTGATTTGAAGCGCATATCCTGCTTTGCCTCGAAGTCGATCGCCATGCGCAGCATGTCGGCGCCGGACGGGGTGTGCTCGTCGCCAGTGATGTCGGCAAGGTTGTCCTCGATGAACACCGCAAATTCGGCTTGTCCAAATTGCTGCCGGTCCTTGGCTTTCCAGCGGTTCCACTCTTCGGACTTGCGAGGCGCGAACTTCACGCGATGGTCGCGCCAGTCCCGGTCATCGTCTTCCGCGCCGTGATCATTCACGACGCCAAGAAAATCGACTTTTCCTTGCACATAGTCGGCCTTGACCCAAACGGTGGTCTGCTCACTGGCGTGCAGGGTCAGATACGCGACGAAGCTTTCGACGGTATCCGTCTCGATGCTGGCCGTCTTGCGGCGCGGCTGTTGCAGAAGCTTTTCGTCGTCGAAATCCTTGACCGTCCAGTTCGGCGGCAGAGCTACCCTCGTCAGGTGGTCGTACTCACGGCTGGCAATCTCGACCGGCTTCGGAAGCTCGCTAGCGAGCGTCTCGGCGATGTTTTTTGGCGTTTGGGTGTTTTCCATGGGGTTCAGGCTTTCAGGGTGATTGGCTGGCGAGAGTCAGCGGGGACGGTTTGCAGATCGAGCTTCTTCTGGTGCGGATCGTCGGCGACCAGGTTGCCTTCGGGCGTCGCGAACAGCATCGCCTCGAGTGCTGGCTCGGCGGGCTTGGTCAGCTTGACCTTGCCGGTCAGGATCATCGCGCCGCCGCGCGTGGCTTTCTTGACGCTGATGGTCAAGTCGATGCGGCCGGCTTTGCCGGTCTCGTCGACAGCGCTGACCAGCTCCTGAAGCTTCGCGCTGGCTGTATCGACGAACACGCCTCCGCCGATGTGGCGCAGGGTGTCGGTGATTGGTCGTGTCATGGTTGCTCCTCGGGTGGTGAGTGGGCGCCGTCTCTCCGGCTGTCGCGAGGCTTTCGTTCTCTCGTTACGCCGGCATGCTTTCCGTAGCCGGTCACGCCTGCGGCATTCGCCAAGGACTCTGGCGTTCTCGCGCAGATCAGTTTCACGCCATGTCGGTCCCGCTGATTCGGGCCGGGGCGGTTTGCAGCACTGCTCTGTGTTGGCTGCCGGCCGCGTCAGTTTTCCAGCTGACCAAGGCCTTTATAGAGGCGACCGAAAACCCGCGTCGCGCCTGGTGCGGCCGGCAGTTTTCAGTCTTCCCGCCTGGCGTTTTGCTCGCGGCGGGCGAGGTGCTTGCCCTCGTCGACACCGGCGTAGAACGCATCGCGGCGCGCTGATCCGGCCGGGAACGTGCACCGCACCGGGTGCGAGGCGAAGACGTACAGTAAGAACTGCTTGACGCCTTCGCGGTACTCCACGCTTCGCGCCTCGCGGCCACGCGGGAACGCTTCGGCGAGGAGGCGCTCGGCGAGAAGTACGCCGCCGGGTTGGTCGAAGTGGGGCATGTGGTGGCTCCGTGGGTGGTCGATGAGTGAGACTTTAGCCGCACGTGGCTACCGTGTCAAGCCATAAAAGGCTATTTTGGGGTAAAAAAAAGCCGCACGGTGGCGGCTTCTTCAGTTGGCCCCGTCAGCGCGGAAAGGTCGTTACCCATGCAATGTGTACCAGCCGAGTGCGCGGACGAACAAAGCGACGATGCCAACGCTGATGAGAGCCGCCGGAATTATGGCGAAAGTCAGCTTGATCAGAAAAATCACCATGGACAAGAACGACATGTGAATGTCCGTCACAACCACGCGCGCCGCGGATCGGCGCTCTGTTGGCGCGGCCGTTGGCGTCGTTGGTGCCGCGCGCTCTTCGGCCAGCGTGGCGTCCGTTGGCGCGGCTCTGTCGACAATAGCTGGCGTCTCCGCCATGTCCTCTACCAGGAAATGCGGCTCGGGCGCCAACCGAGACCGGCGCGCCGGCTGTCCTTGGGTATCCATAGCGAAACCATATCATGATTCGTGGCATTTGCAGCCCTTGATCGCGCGCAGTCGAGTTCGGGCTAGTCGTTGCTCTCGCTGCGCGGCCCGAAATCCTTTTTGCGGGTTGCCTTTCGCGCAAGATCGAGCAGTATCTCTCGCACTTCCTGCGAGGCGTCTCGGTATCCCTGCAGCAGCTCGCGTTCTTCGACGGGCGGCTCGTGAACCGCCAGGACGGTGACCGGCGCGGTAGGCCCATACTGGTCGATAGGCTCGGCGAGCAAATCCTTCGCTGTCCGTCGGAAATCTCTGGCGATCAGTTCGAGATTCTGCACCGTCAGATTGCCGTCACCGTTCTTTGCGCGGCGAACGGTGCTGAACCCGACGTGAGCAACGTGCGCCACCTTCTCCAGCGTTTCCCGGTCTGGATACGACGCCATAAGGGCCGTCAAGTTGCGAGAGATGATCGCCGCTATATCCATTTGTGGATTGTCCAAAAGACAAAAAGCCATGTGCGGCTATTGCGTGTAGCCACAAAAGGCAATAGACTGGTGGCCATGAACACGTCAACACCTCTCTACGAATTCGTTATCGCCCACCTCCGGGCCAAGGCGATCCCGCAGCGCACGGTCGCGGCCGGCTCAGGCGTGCCCTACTCGACGGTCACCAAGATCGCGCAGGGCTCCGTCAAAGACCCCGGCGTCCATACCGTGCAGCGCCTCGCCGACTTCTTTGCCAAGCAGGCGCAAAGGCCGCAGCAGAGCCAGCCCGAGCCAGTCGAAGAAGCCGCTTGACCGTGTCCATGCGCTGCATCCCCATCTCCTCCCGCCGGGCGTCGTCGTCTCCCCTCGCTCGGCTTTGCCCCTCCCGCGTGCCCGGACAAACGCGCGGGAGGGCTTTTTTTTCCGCGAGAGGATCGCCAGCCATGGCCGACGCCACAGCCGCCGCCAGGTCGAGAAGAAGCGTCTCGCCGCGCAGATCGCCTGCCGTGTTCCTGGCGTGCGCCATGGCGACCAAGTCTTGCAGCAGCGGTTGCCGTTCTGCGACGGGCAGCCGTCTTGTGAGCGCGAAGCAGATCCCGCTGAGTGCGGTAGTCAGGGCGTTGTAGTCGTCGGCAGTGATGGCCATTGGGGCCTCCTGTGTGTGTGGATGAAAGATAGATCGCCGCTTGTACGAAGGCTGTCCGGATTTTTCGTACAGACACGTACAAGCCAACGAAAGGGGAGGGCAGGCAATGCAACCAGCGCTGTTTCACGAGTCAATCCAGGACGCACTGCGCGAGGTAATCCGTACAGCAGGAGGCGCCAAGATCGTCGGCGCCAAGCTGTGGCCGTCGCTGCCCGTCGATCAGGCGGCGAGCAAGATCAGCGACTGCCTCAACCCGGACAGGCGCCAGCACTTCAGCGAGGCCGAACTTCTGCACCTGCTGCGCATCGGTAGCGAGATCGAATGCCACGCTGCCATGCACTACATCGCCTCGATCTGCGGCTACTCACAGCCTGATCCCGTGACCCCGGCTGACGAAGTGCAGGCCCTGCAGCAGCAGTTCATCCTGGCCACCAAAGAACTCAAGGCCATGAGCCAGCGCCTCGAGGCGATCACCGCGCGCGCCAACCTCTCGGCGGTTCGCTGATGGACGACGCCGACCGAGCCAAGGAAGTCGAGCAGATGCCGATCGACCTCGCCATCGCCGCCGCCAGGGCATCGACAGCAGACCTCGCCCCATGCGGCGTCTGCTACTACTGCGACGCCATCGTTCCACCTGGCTGCCGCTTCTGCGACGCCGACTGTCGCGACGACCACGAGCGCCTTGCCCGCGCCGAGAAGATCGCAGGCAAACGCCAATGAACCCCACCATCCCCACAGAAAGCAACCGCGCGCGCAACCCAAACGCAACCACTCGCAACGCAAAACAGCCAGATAGCGGGTCCTTACTGAGTCGTTTGTGCATGACGAAGCGCGGGCGCTTTGGTTGAAGGCGTGGCCGAAACAGGTTGAGCACTACACGATACCGCTGTACCGGCATGCAGAA